TTAGAAGCAGTACTTTTCATCCTTGTGATACCCCCTTTCGTAATAATGGGCAGTCACCGCAGCCAGCTCCCGCGCCTCCCGCAGCAGCGGTTCCAGCTCCGCAATGCGCCGAGTCAGGCGAAAAATTTCCTCCGGATCGGCTTGTCTCTGCCGCTTCTGTTTCAATTCCCAAATGCGCAGACGCAGGGCCTCAGCCCCGGCCCGATATGTAACAGACATCTCAATCAGTGTCATCACTGGTTCACCTCTTTTCCCAGCACTCGGCGAAAAGGCTCCAACTCTCCCCGGGCATATTCCGGAAGGCAGGCGGCGCAAATCAGCTCTCCATTGATCTGCCAGTAGGACTCTCCCGGGCACAGTTCCCCACCGCACGGCCCACAGCGGGGACCTTCCTGTCCCCTGTATGGTATTTTTCTCATAAAAATCACCCTCCCATAAAAAAACAAGGTTGACAAACCTCTCACTGTCTGCTAGAATAACTTTTGCTGTTGGATGCGCTGGTGTAGCTCAGCTGGTAGAGCAGCTGATTTGTAATCAGCAGGTCGGGGGTTCGAATCCGTCCACCAGCTCCAAATGAATATGGGGGAATTCCAGAGCGGTCAAATGGGGCAGACTGTAAATCTGTTGTCTACGACTTCGATGGTTCGAATCCATCTTCCCCCACCAAAATGTGAAACCCTTGCGGCTCTAAGAAAAGAGTGCCGCAAGGGTTTTTGCTATTTATAAGTTTATAGCATTTTTAAATACCCGCATTTTCTCTTAAACGCCGTCAGATTACCGTCAAAATCGCCGTCAGCTTTGGGGGTAATCACTCCTTCATAAAGGACTTTTTTCTCATTTTTATACTAAATTATGATTATAAAAATAGAAACGACCCCCAAGAATCATTACTTGAGGGTCGTTTTATTAATTTTTTTGTAACTTGTCGACAGTTTTCCACATTTTTTACTGTTTCTTTGGCGTACTATAAGTAACAGTAAATTTTTAGAAAGGAAAACTACTATGGAAAACTTATCTGCTGAATACCTTCTCCTTTTCAACGCCGTATCAGAGACGGTAAATAAACTGGAGGAGATGAAGCAAGCATTGCTCAATGTTCAAATATGCGCTGAAGACTTATACATAAGCAAAGACGATCAGAATGCCTCTTGAACAAACCTTTCCAGTAAATCCAGTTTGTCCACTGCATTTCTTTTAGCGGACATATCCTCTTGCTTATCAGGAAAAGCATCTAATGCATCTCGAATTAAATTAATTTTCTCAAAAATCAATCCAGATATTCTTGTGTTTAGATCGTACCAATTAAACAACGCAATCAATCCAATCTGTCAGCCAATACCCATAGGTAAGAGACCACAGTCTCTTTTGATACTTCCCTTCGTATATTCTGTAAATCCACTCGCGTTCTTCCGCCTGGGGGCTTACAATGCTATCCTCTGTAATTTCAGGAAGTTGACTAGCAGCTGCCGGCACAGCTATTAGATTTAAGCAACATAGCGCCGCAAGGATAAATGTCAATGGCTTTTTCTTGTTTTTCATTTTAATTCCTCCAAAACTCTTATTTGTGTATTGGTAAATCTGAAAAGGGAGGATAATTTATATCTTCCCTACTCAGCGAGTCACGGGGTTCCCCATTAATGTATAACAGAAAACTACCATCCGCTTTTTCCTTCAAGTATGAATGTTCGGGGACGATACTAACATCTGTTACCTTCGGTGAATCGTCTTCTGGCGGCCTGTACAAAGTCTGAAAAACAAATGCATAAGAAAGTATAATAAGAAAAATCAGGGAAGCAATCGTAAGAATCTTTATCGTCTTACTTATCTTTTTCGGCGGGAACAAAATCAACTCACACCGCTGAACAATTCGATCTGGAGCCGCCGTTATAAATCCCACAAAGAGGGTAGACCGGGTAACTAGTGTAACTAACTGTTTCATAACATTGCTCGTAGCTTCGACATACTTAATACGCTCTTCTGTATTTAGACTACGCACCGAAGCCCGGTCGCAACTTACCTCAAGAAGGTAATCCAAATCACTTTCCGCCATATACACAAGTGGATTCCACCAGAGCAATGCGCAAAAAGTGCTAAATAGTAGCTTAATCCACAAATGCCTATGTATAAAGTGATTCCATTCATGCAACAGAACATATCTCATATCATCATCCGTTAAAGCAAGCGGCGGCAATAGGATGATCGGTGAAAAATATCCCACGAGCATCGGAGTTTTTACATCAGGCGAAACAACTACACGACATTTTGATGTCATTTTAAAATCGCGTCCAAGTTCCTCTGCCAGTTTTGAAACTCGTGGATGGTCTTCTGTTCTCATTCTGCGAATCTTTAGGCTCTGCTGAAAAAGTGTCCAAGCAATCAGCGACAAATGCATTACACTTCCGACAATCCAGATAGCTAAAATTATATCTAACCAGTTAACAGAGTGCTCGTGCATTTCAAATGCCTGAGCACTGAAAAAGCGTTGAAAAAACGGCATGATCTCTTCGGATCGAACTACAATCACTGTGGGTAGTTCAATGGGTACCAGCAATCTCACAATCCCGGCTGCAATCATCGCAAGAATTAAGTTTACACCATGCTTAAGCGCCAAAGTTCTTCGACATAATACGCCAAGAAGAATAAAAACATTACACCAGATCAGTGACATTAGGAACGTAAAGACCGACACACCCATTAAAACTCATCTTTCTTTTTCTTCAGGAGTTTCTCAATCTCATCAATTGTTTCTAATGAAATTTCGTCACTATCTACTAAAGCCGAAAAAAATCCCTTTATACGCTTATCTTTGAAGTACACTGCGTTTCGCTTGACTTGCATAAGCGCATAATGCTCTGGGGTAATTGTCGCCTTAAAAACTCGGCTATAAGTTTTTCCCGAGCGCTCAAGACCCCCTACGGTCACAAGTTCCCGCTTCAACATCTTATCCAAAATCAAATGAATAGAAGAATCCTTCCACAGTTCAGCTCGCTTCTGCATATTAATTTCTTTTGCAGTAAGCCCATCTGGATTGGACCACAATACCGTTAATATTTCATATTCGCTTGATGTCAAATTAGTCGAGGGAATCACCTTCTTTTTCCAATAGATTACATTATTTTCTATTATCTGTCAATATAGTTTTCAAATATTTTGAACGGCTTATGCTAAACTTAAATCAATGTGTTTTCGGCATTTAAACACACTCATGCTTTCCCAGTACTATTTCCCGCAACGCTCCCTGCGACACGGCTTCTTTCTTTGATAGCCGATAAGAATATGCTCTCTTTTGTTTTTTAAGGCAGAATAGGGCTTATTTAATAATAATTAAAAGATGGACACGAATTTGGAGTCGAAAAATCCCCCCACCGACTGAAAAGTCGGTGGGGGGATTGCTTTATTTCCTTTCCATGCGCTCCATGCGCTCGTCTATGGCCTTGCATATGAAATCGTTCAGGCTCTCCCCTACCGCGTCCGCTGCGGCCTGTATCTCGGCTTTGCGGCCCTTGGGGAGCGTCAGGAGCTTTGTGTCTCTGTTTTCTTTCATCCACTGATTCTTATAGTCAGTTCTGTTTGCCATAATATCACCCCGACATACTATACCACAAATCCCGCGTCTTATATACGTCAATAATGCACAAACCATCTTATATAAGATTGGCTATTCTCACTATTGCAATATGTCTTATATAAGACTATACTAAGACCATGGAAAGGAGGTGAGCACCACGAGCAAGCGAAAAAAGAGCGGCGGCGGGCCTGACCACTACATCAACCTCGCCACCGCACTATTAAACCTAATCGCCGCTTTGATTCTCCTTTACGAGAACATAAGGCGATAGGCGCGGGGAGGGCAAAACCTCCCCCACATATTAAGAATAACAAAACGCTTGCGAGGTGTCAAGATGGATAAAGTCGTTTATGTGTTGCTGGGGATCAGCATTTGTTTGAGCACGTGGGTGATCGTAAGGAATTTGAGGAAGTGAAAGGCAGGAGGGCTTGAAGATGAAAAAGGTTTATTTTGATGGAATCACTGGTGAGTGTGGTTGCTGCATTAAAGATGCAATGGTTACTCTCAATGATGACTACACGATGCACCAGCTTGTAAACGCAATAAAAGATGCTGGATATCAAATGTTCAAGCTTGAAGCCATAAATCGGTTTTGCAAAATTTGAGTTTTAACTATAAGCCCCGCCAGTCGGGCAATAGGCCGGTAGAAAGGAACACACTATGACGCTGGAGCAAAAACGCATCGACCGCCTGTACAAGCTGCTAGGCCGCACCAAAGGCCCGGACGCAGCAGCCGCACTCCGCTGGGCAATCTTCGAGTTGGAGCGGATATACCCCGCCTGATGATGGCCTGCCAAGGACAGTCCGAAATGCGCAGTAATATTTGTTGACTTTATAAATAGATCGATATATGATTTAGAAATAAATCATATCGTGGTCGTTTGCGCTTTTCCTCGCATAATATTAATGCACGGAAGGTAGTGAGCCGATGGATATTCTTGACTTTAATTCATGGGCATTGTATAAGGGAGCTGCCGAAGGTAGTGGTCGCAGCGAAAAATCGTGGCTCCAGAAGAATGGACAGACAGGGCTCTTCAAATATCCAAAATCCGAATTTACGACGGAACACGTTTCCGAAAAAATTGCGTTTTTATTGTGCGAACTATTAAATATACCATGTGCGCACGTAGATATTGGATCCTTCAATGGTCGCATTGGATCGATGGGTTATAACATAATAAATGCACAACAGGAAAGTCTATTGGAGGGCATTTGGTTCATTTCAAAAATGTACAAAGATTTTAACCCGGGTGCACTATATTGTGAAAAATCGAAGAAGTACTATTCTATTGGTATGATTCAGCGTGTTATAAAATTTGTTGATAGCTATAACATAGAGCAGCAGTATCTTACATCGAGTTTGATTGATGTCTTGAAAATGATGGTATTTGATGCGTTGATAGGAAATTCTGACAGGCACCAGAGTAATTGGGCTTATATTTTCGATACAAAGGCGGACCTCTTCAAATTTGCCCCTCTTTATGATAATGGATCTTCCCTTTGTAGCTATGTTCTTGAGGATGCGGTTGATGACATTCTTAGAGATGTTCGGCGCTTCGATGCTCTAGTCGGGTCGAAATCAAGAACGAAAATACGAGTCAACGAAGACTCTAAAAAAGCTCCAACCCATGATGAAATGTTAAACCACATTAAAAGCAACTTCTATGATGATATAATACCGTTTATCGAAAACATATATAATAAGATTAGCAATGATAGCATTGCGCCCATACTCGAAGCATTCCCGGACCCCATTTTATCTCCTAAAAAAAAGAAACTGATTAACCTCTTTATATTAGCAAAAAAAGAGCATATCTGTAATTCATTCATCTGTAGGGAGGCAAACGAATAGAATGACGAATTTAAATAATACTTTGCTACTCATCTGGAAAAACCCCTCCACAAGGCAGAATCACGTGGTGGGACAGCTTGAAAAAGGAGTAAAATATACTTTTAAATACTCTGATGACGTAGAAAATGCTATTAAAGAGGGCTTTAAAAAGTTAATTGGATTTGAGGATTTAAATAAAGAATATGTGAGCGATATTCTATTCCCTGTGTTTTCCAGTCGGCTTCCAGATAAAAAGCGCAGAGATATTTCTAATATTTTGGATAAATATCATATTAAGCAATATGATGAGTATTTGCTGCTAAAAAACGGCGGCTCTAAATTGCCTATCGATACTATTGAATTTGCTCCAGCTCTAGGACAGGCGCCGTTTGATATTACCTTTTACGTAGCTGGAACGCGCCACTATATTGGTTGCAACGTAGAAAATTCTATTGACGGGGATTCTTCTTGCAGCAATGCAGCATTATATTTGAAGCCCAATGATACAGTGTTTTTGGCGCCCGAACCAAATAATAGCTGGGACAAAAATGCAATTAGATTAATCACCAAAAACAACGAACTAATTGGGTATATTCCCAGATACTATTGTCAAAACATTCTTTCCATTTTAGAAGAAAACAAATTTCAGCTTTCTTGCTGTATTGAAGAATTTAACGCTCAAAAGCCTTGTGAAAATTGCATTAAGGTGCGGCTAACGGCTGAATAAGGCCAATAATTTGGTAGTTCAATTCAATTTCGGTATAGCGTAACTCCCCCACCGGAGCCTACCCATGGTAAGTCCAATACAAATCCGCGGCCTTTATTTCAGGGTGGCATCCTGTGCAAAAATCAAAAAGTCGCCCGGGGAACCCCCCGGGCGACTTCATTCTTTATACTTTTGCGGCCATCTTGATAATCAGCAGTTCCACAGCCCGCTTCGTCCAGTTCCCAGACTTCCAGCGGTCGGGGCTGTCGATTACTCCGGCGCTCACCAGCTTGTCCACGGCCTTGTCCAGCTCGGACACTTCCGTATACCCCAGCCACCCGGCCACGGCCTTCTCCGTGCCGCTGCGGCTGTCCCAGCGCGTCCGGGCGCTCCGCACATCCACATGGGTGAAGGACTTATATACTCCGATGCCTCCGGCCCCCGGCTGCAAGAACTCCGCATACTGCGCAACCGTCAGCGGTGACACGCCCGCAATAGAAATATCTGCCGCCATGCCCAGCAGGTGTTGGGACTTGGGCGCGCCGCCCTGCTTGGCGTTCCACGTCGCCGTGCGGTAGGCACTGTTGATGGTGACAGGCTTTCCGAAATGGTCCCGGATTTTCTGGAGCAGCGCCACCAGCTCCTCAGAGATCAGCACGGTATCACTGCCATCGTGGCAGGCAAATTCCGCCACTTTGAAATTCGCGGACAGCAGCACGCCGCCGATCTTTTTCTTGGAATAGGTTTTCACGCTCATTTCTGCACCTTCTCCGCCTGCGTCCCGAAGTAGAACGCAACGACCACCGTAAACACCGTTAGGAAGTCCGCGCCAGAGATGGTCCCGCGCAGAGCCAATGCGGCGAAAACAGCCGTCAGAACGACCGTAACAATGCTCTTAATTGTCAAAAGATTTGCCAGCCGCTTCATTAAAAGTTCCATAAGTACCTCCTTATTCCGCGATTTCCCAATCGTCCGAAAGCATATCCGCCTGACTCGCCAACCACCCCATCTGCACACCGGAGGTCCCACAGAAAGCAAACGCCTTGTTCCCGATTGCATCATGGTCTGCGTTGACAACCTCGCCATTAGGATTTTTGTAGCTGATGGCGGATGCCAGTTCGATATACTGGTTCTTTCCATTCCAGCCGTACCGCCGGATTCTTTTTCCCTGCTTGGCCGCTTCAATAGCCAACCCAAAGCTCATGCCGTTGGTGGGCCGATAGGCTTCCTCGAAGGCTTCCTTCGGGGACCAGCTCTCGTAACCGTCGGCATAACGCACCTTATAGCCGGGGCGGTGTGTGAGGTTGCCCCGCGAATCGTAAAGTTGTTCCTCCGGCTCCGCCTGAATCATTTTTGTTCCGATGTACTGTTTCATATCTAAAATCCTTTCTTCCGGGGGCGGGGCACACAGCCCCGCCCCGCTTGCCTTACTCCTGCTTCCCGGGCCGCTTGATCGGCTCACCGGGGATCAGCTTCCCGTCGACGATCACGCCGGGGCTGTCGCTGATCTTCACCGCGCTTTTTGCATATCCGTCCGTGTCATAGGAATAGCGAAACCCGTTTTCCTCGATGGTTTGCCCCGCCCGGTCGGTTCTGCGCCTCATGTCAGGTTTTCTCATGGTTATGTACTTCCCTTCGTAAAATTATGATTTGCCGCGCCTGCGGCCGGATTACAATTATTTATCCCCGGTCAGCTTGTCCCCCGCGCTGTCCACGGCCTTTTTCCCCGCTTCGAGTGCAGACACCAGCCACCCCGGCACCGGCGCACCGAAGGTCACGGCGTGCTCCGCGAGACTACCCAGCTCTCCGATGATGTACCACACAATTGCCAACGGCGCCAAAAGCACGGAATACTCAAACGGCAACGTAATGCCGGGGATATTTGCGACAACCAGACCAATCAACCAGTCTGCCACCAGAGTGACCACCACAATCACCACCTCGCCGCCCTTGTGCCACGCGCCGGCCCGCAGCTTCGCGCTGCTCCATTTCCCTTTCTTGAAAGCCGCCGCGCTGCCGATCAGCCAGTCCAGCAGCATCATGCCCACCCAGACCACCACCAGCCACCCGAACCAACCCCAAAAGGCCGTCAGCGCCGCCAGAATTGTGGTAATTGCCGCTTTTGTATTTAACAACGCATTGTGTTCCATTCCCGATCCCCTCTTATTTCAAAAAGTATCGCGGCCTCTCGCCGCCCCTGACGGCGTACCGCATCCAGTCCAGCCCCACAATCAACGGCCCGCTCACAGCGCACCACAGCGCCGTAAACTGCGGGCATACCTGCCCCATCAGATTTCCCGGCATATGGGAATAGTCCCATACACCCCAGCCCAGACACAGATTGACGATGCACCCGGCAAGAAACTCCGCCGCCGTGATGGCAAGGCCACATAAAAGCGCTTGCGCCCAGATGGGGCAATTCCACGGCAGTTCCGCCCCCATGCGCTCCATCACAAGGCCCAGCAGCAGCGCCAGCACAAGCATGGTCCAGCTAATCCCCTCGGGATGGCCACGCGCGGTCTTCCAGCCCACTTCCATGAGAAAGTACGCGGTTCCCACAAAGCACGCCAGCAGGCCGCTTAGAATCGCGTCCCGGGCCTTATTCATTGCCGCCCTCCGCAGCGGCCAGCACCGCCGCCATATGCGCCGCCAAATCCTCCGGCAGCTCCGCCCCGTATGTAATGTCCTGCACCGCTGCCGTCGTCTCGCAGCGCTTGGCCCACGCCCGCAGGTGGTTGCAGTAGGTCTGGTGGCGCAAGACGTGGCCCGTGGCCGCCCGGGCCATGATGGCGATATCCTCCGCCGAATAGATTTCACACAGCGCCCCGTCCAGATGATAGGCATAGCCGGTCCCGCCCGCCAGAATCGCAGCCTGCGCCGTGCTGAGGTTGATCTGATCCGGCAGCGTCAGCGTAAGATGCCCCGCCGTGCCGTCGCTCAGCGTCACACCGCACCCGGCAAAGATTGCCGCATCGCAGGCGGCGTTAACCTCCGCCAGCTTGTCCGCCTGCACCTCCTCCAGCGACGGCTCCACCGGCACAGGCTCCGGCGTGTTGGAAAGAATCACGGTATTTCCCCGGATACGGGGATACTGATAATCCGCCACGGTGTCCGTCCGCAGGCACATACCGCCGTCCGCCGTGTAGAGCGATACCGTGGCCCCCAGCTCCGCCGGGGCCTCCTCTAAGGTATACCGCACCTCTCCGGGGCTGATGCTCTGATCAAGCACGGTGTGGTGCTTATTTGTTTTGGTTGTGATGTACATGCTTTTCTCTCCTTTTACCCTTGCCGGTATACGTCAAAAGTTATTGTGGTCGATGCTCCGACATTGTCCGAACCCACAACGCAAACTTTCCCTGAAAATTGATCATACGTTCCAAAAACTGAAAATGTAGCTGTTCCTAGGGTGTAATGCCCAATTAGCAAGTCTCCGATTTGCAAAGGGATGCCTGTGAAATTTGCGGGTGGTAATAGCACAATCTTGTTGCTTATGTAAAAACTGCTAGCAACTGTTCCGACCTTTGAGCTTCCGCCCCTGCGCGTGATAAAACACTCTCCCATCACGCCACCGCCTTACGGCGACAGTTACGTGCCGTAGATGTAGTTGTACTCAAACCCGTAAAGGTTTGTTCTAACATACTCCGAATTAGCAACAGCAAATCCGACATCGACGATTTGGAGATACACTTGATAGATCGCCCCTTGATGATAATATTGTGGGCTGCCAGTGATGGCAAGTCCGCCCGCAAAGAATCCGCGCCCGATGGTCTTGTCGTTGCATACCACCAGCACCCACTTTGGCGTGACGCCCAGTGAGATTGTCCGCGTTGTCTGCCCGTCGCCGGTGTACGTCCCGCACTTAACTCCGCCGCCCTGCGGATGCCCTGCCAAGATGCACTCACCCATTGCAAGCACCTCCCGCAGAGCGTCCGCAACAGGCAGACAAAACTAATTGTGTGTGTGTGTGTGTGTGTGTGTGTGTGTACATCTGTGCGGACTTTTGTTTCTGATTCATGGACTATTTGCTCCTTTCTCTACCAAGCGATGTACTGATAGGTCCCTTGGAAGAACACGCAAGCGCCTGCCGAAATTGTCCCCGTGGTTTTATCATACGAGCCACCATATGGCGAACCTGCTTCCGTTTCTCCGTTGATGCTTCCACTAGCGCCTCGATGCAGAATGACGGTATTTTCCATCTTCAAAATTGACACAGCACCAGCCTTATTCTGCATATCAAGATACACGTACGAACTTCCAGCCGGTGATAAAAACAAAGCGAAATGTTCTCTCCCTACAATTTCCGGGATTGTAACTGTGGATACATAGCTGGAACTCGGAAAGGCAATCGTGCCAGTCACTACACCGGGACCACCGCCCCGGCGGGATACAAATGCCTCGCCCATCACCGCACCACCTTAAACTGCACCGGGAATGCCACGGTGGGCGCTTCCGTGCACCAGATTTGCACGCCGCCGTCATAGGTAATGGCCTGCAGCACTTTGCCCCATGCTTCGGCGTAAAGCTTGTTGGCCTCGGGATCGCCCCCCATCAGGATATCCGCAATTGGATTATCCGTTGCCAGCACCCCCGGCACGGACACGTTTTGGTAAAAGAAATTCCCGGATGCCGTCCACGCCACCGGCACAGTGGCCGTCAGGGTGACGGTGTTGGCCTTCCCGTTCCACGCCGCCCGCTCTGCCGCCGTCAGGTGTGCTGTGGTGTTGCCCGCGTGGGCCGCGAGATTTGCCTGCACCGCCGCCGCGCTGCCGGACGGGTCCGCGCCCACCTGAACCGCCGTGTGTGTATGGTTTACTGCAGCCTTCCCCGCCAGCGCCGCATACAGCGCCTTAAATTCCGCGTCAACGCTCGTCTCCGCCCAGTGCGCCGGATTCCACGGCTCTCCCGCCGGGATGGCCGTGGTGCATTTGTACAGCTTGCCGTCCCAGGTGCAGTAGTCTCCCACGGCATAGCCCCTGCCCGGGGCATATTCCCCCGCCGACCGCGCCGCCGCCATCGCCGCGTCCAACTTCGCAAAGTTGTAATTGAGATCGGCCACGTCAGCGTAATCGGTACCCGCAGGCAACCGCAATCCCAGATTTGCGGTACTATCCATCCAGATCACTCTCCTTTATGTCAGCCCAGGTCCGGGCGGCCAGTGCCTCCCATGTGCGGGCCTTAATCGCATCCCAGGTATTGTAGATGATCACATAGTCCCATCCCAGATGCGCGGGCATAACTTCCCGCAGGGCGGCGGTCAGATCGGCCATGTTGGGCGGAATGCCAATGGTGCCCACAAACTTGATCTCCACCCGGTACCGCTCCGGCTGCTCCGTGACGTCCACGGCTCCATTGCTGAAGCTCTCGGCCACGTTCTGAATCATGGCCACGGTGGTCACGCCCACGCCCCGCAGCTTGGATTTCACTCGGCTGCGTCGGAAGGCGGCGGGCTTTACCAGCTCCACCGGGATGCCCAGCGCCTGCTCCCAATATTGAAGCCCCCATGTGGCGCTGTCCACATTGAGCTGATCCATCAGGCCGTCCCGGGCCTGCCATAAGGCCAGCCGCTCCGGCTCTAACGCCTGCTGGATGTCGGCAAACTCCGCGCCCTTTTGCAGATACTCCGGGTATTTTGCCAGCAGCATACTCACGTCACCGTCACCTCGCCCAGCACCGGCACCTCGTCGGCCGCGATCACGACATTACTCTCTCCGCCGCCCACCGTCAGAGCGGTGTAGTCCACCACACCGGGGATGCTCAAAAGCAAAAACGCCACCCGATTGTAAAGCACGGTGTAGGTCTGCTCCTCAAGCGCGTCCAGTTCCGCGTCCAGATTGCGGGAGAAGCTACCGGATACCAAGGACTTGAAATAGGCCCCCACAGCCTGCTCCAGCGCGTCCTGCACCGCCTCCTTGCTGGTGCTGCCGTCAATGCTCACGGCGGCGCTCACCTCCAGCATTCTGGCTGTGGCGGACAGCACCGTCACAGCAGGCCCCACGGGCCGCTCCGTTCCGATGTGGGCGGCCGCCGCAGCGACCACCTCCGGGTCCACCACGCCGCCATCCGGCGACGCCAGCAGCACCTTGACGGTGCCGTCTCCGTCCCACTTGGAAATCACCCGGGCAAAGCCTACGCCGTCCGTCTCCCCGGCCCACATCTGATAGTGATAGGGGTTGCCGGAGGTGGGAGAGCGCCGCATACGGGCATAGTAGCGCTCCACCAGCGCCGTGTCCGTCTCCGCGTCCGTTCCTCCAGTGGCCGGTCCGTTGGCGTAGCCTGTAATCCCGCTGTAATTGCGCAGTGTGGACACGATTTCCCCGGCCCCGATGTTATAAGCCGAACCCACCGCCGCCGTCAGCGTCCCTGTGGCCGTGCCGCCGGAGATGGTAACGGCTCCGTCCAGATAAAAGGTCAACCCCGCCGCCGTGTAAAACGGCGCACCCGCCGGAACCGTGGCCCCGTCCGAACCGGTAAATGTCACCGGGCAGGCGGCAGAGGTTCCCGCCTTACGGTTGATGCCCACCATGGACGCCTGCTTGTCGATGTACGATCCGCTGGTCTCATCCACATAGAACGCAGGTGCCATTGCATCCATGGAGTGATAGCACTGGCAAAGCTCCGCAGCAATGGCGGCAATGATGTCGCCGGTAAAACTGCCCTCGCCGGTGAGCAGCGGCGTTTGCAGCCGCGCAATGATTCGGGCCTTCACCTGTTCCTCGGTCAAATCCTCATACATTAAAATCCACCTCCCCATAAACGGTGCTGACGGAGCATTGCACCGTCAGGCGGTCCCCTGCAAATCCCACAGATATTTCCCCCACGCCGGTGATGTAAGGACTCACCAGCAGCGCCTCCCGGATATACCGGATTGCCTCGCTGCGCTTCACGTCCGCAGTAAACGCCTTGCCGATCAGGTCCTCGGCTTCGCTGCCGTAATCCCATGTGTAAATGTCATGACGATACCGGGGCGTTTTCAGCGCCTTCCAGCACCAGACCCGCACCGCCTCGGCCCCGGAGACAATCACCGGCTCCCCGGCAGAGAAGACCGGCACGCCCGACTGAAAGTCCCATTTGATTTCCCGTGCCAGCGGCAGGGCGCTGGCGGTCTCCTCGGCCTCCGGCTGTACCACCGGAAAAATTGAACTCATCCGCAGCTCACCACCTTATCGATGATATAAAACATCTGATCGTCGGCCGTCAGCAAAAGCACCTCGTCTCCGGGCTTCAGCACCGGCCCGTCCTGTGTGGCCACTGCGTTCAGCGCCACCGTGCCACGGAGGATGGCCATACTGTCATGGCTCCCCATGGGGCAACTGGCGGAGATGTCCAGCGCCCCGGACACGCGGTCGCCGGATACCGTCAGTTTCTCCGCGTGTCCGGCAGCAAGCCGGTCGCAGATGTAAAAGCGGTCCGCCTCCTGCGTGGTCCCCGCCACGTCGATGGTCAGCGGGGAGACGTTCCGCACTGTGCCCCGCCGCATCAGAGCGGGCCCGGTGGGGGCGTCCTCCTGCCCGGCAGTCCGCATCATATCGTATAAGGCGCTGAATGGGTCGCCCTTCATGTCTTCCTCGCTCCCTTCCGTTTGTGTCCAAATTGGACACATTATTTTTTAGGCACGCTGCCCGCCGATTGCTTGTCCATCAGGTTTCGGAAATCCAGCGATACCTTCGTATGGTACACGCCCTCCGAAAAGCTGTGGCTGTCCGCCGTAATCCAAAACTCGCCGTAAGTCCCCGTGACTGGCTCCTCTACCACCACCGCGTTGCCGGTGATTAACTTGGGGCTTCCAATGCATTGGGCCGTGATGGTGGTTTCAATGCCGTTGTCCTCTAAAATTTGCTTGGCCGCCGCCTCCGGCTTTTCGCTGTCGGTGGCTTTAATGGCCTGCTGCATCAATCCGTACAGCGCCACATAGTTGTTGGGGCTGTCAAAATGCGCCGTCAGCTTGTTGTTGTCGTCGTACACGCCCACCCGTGTCACCATGCTCTCAATGCTGTCTTCGCTGCTGCAGGAGATCAGATTGCTCCCCGGCACCAGCCGCAGGCTGTCCGCGCCGATGGCCTTCTCTACCACCTGAAGCTGATTGGATAAAAAGCGAATCTGATACTTCTTCCCGTTCTGCTCCGACGCCAGCGTGTACATCGTCTGGATGATCTGGTACAGGCTCACGCCCAGAAAGTTGCGGCTGAGGGAAATTCCCGTGGCCGCGATGCTGCCGGTTAGGATGCCAAACTCTTTGCAGAGCTGCCGCGTCACGGCCTCCGGCGTCTGCTTACGCACCGCCAGATAGGTGCTGTTGCGCTTTAAGTATCGCCCGTTGTCCAGCGCGGTGCAGTCCACAGTCTGGCCCAGGCTGTCCCGCTTCCGGGATACCACATGCCCGGAAAACAAAATGTCCGCCTCGTGGTACAGCCGCGTCAGCCCGCCCAGCTCGCACAATGCCTCGGGGGTCGCGCTGAAGGAAAGCTGCCGGGCGCAGTCTTTATAGCTCCCGCTCCACGCCTTGCTCTGCACAAACGGCGTGATATGCTCCGTTTTCTTTCCGTCCAGGCTCCAAGTCCTGATTTTTAATAGATCATCGTAGGCCACGCCGCCGCCCCCTTAAAGCTTGGATTTGTCAGGGCAGCGCACCTTCTGCCCGGGATAGATCAGGTTGGCATTTTTGATGCCGTTGTATGTAGCCAGCTTCCAGCACAGCGCCCCGTTCCCGTACTGCTTCCGGGCGATGCCCCAAAGGGTATCCCCTTTGACCACCGTGTGGACCCGCTCCGGCTGCGCGGCCCGGACGATGGAGCGGCTGTTGTTCCCGGTTTCGGCGGTGATGCCCGCCGTCTCCGCCGCCAAATCCCGGTAGCGCCGCAGGGTCAGCGTCACATACACGTCCCCGGTGCCATCCTGCTCGCCGTAGCGCACCGGCCCCAGCAGAACCGGGAAGTTCACCGGCGTGTCGGTGACGATCAGCCGCAGCACCTCCCCCGCTTCCGACCAGTCCGCCAGCGTTTTCACCACGGCGTAAGGCTCCCCGGCGTAGCCGCCCTGGGTATAGTTCCGCGCCTCCGACGGAAGCAGAAATTCAAGCTGCTCATCAAATAGGGCGGAAAGCCCCGGAAACGCCGCCTCGCCGGTCTGGGCCATGTCCAGCACCGTAACCTTCCGCCCGGTCTCCACGGCGAACCGATCCGGCGTCACCGGCATGATCAACTGCGTGTCGCTCCTGACGCTCCGAAAAACAAATTGCATACGCCCTCCTTACTCCGCCCGCATCCCGGCCAGTTGAATCTGCTGCAGCAGCTCCGACGCAATGGCCGGGATGTCACTTTCCTTCCGGACGTTGAACACGTTGCCGGTAATCAGAGGCTGTACAGCGTCTCCACTTCCCGCGCGGCTCTCCGCCGCCGTGCGCACACTCTCATCCTGATGCAGCAGATACAGTCCCGTCTCCGGTACCCGCCGCAGCCCGAAGGCGTGGGAACTTTTATAACGGTTCCCTGTTGTCTCGTCATAGTAATTGCCCTTCCCGTCAGACCACGTATTTGTAATCAGATCATAGGAATATCCGGCCGCCTTTGGATTGAAGTTGCTTCCGCGAATCGCATCCGCCAGCCCCTTGGTGTACCAGTTCCCCTTTTCGTAGCCTGCGTCCCAATAGTCCTGATTGGTCCCCGTGTCGTCGCGGATGCTCTTGGCAAGTGCCCGTTCCGATTCCAGTGCCAACTGTGCGCCCTCGCTGGCGTTATATTCATTTTGTCCCTGCACTTTGGCCCGGGCGATCATCTCGCCCATTTTCACGGCGTCGCCGGTGGCCTCAGCTTCCCGATAGGCTTCACTGTCCATAGCACTGTCCACTGCGTCCCGAATGGCCTTTTCCTTGGCATTTTCAAGGCTTGCCTGCCATGCGCCAATGGCCCGGTTCGCCTCCATTTGCCGCTCCCCGCTGCTGCCGGATAAATAGTCCGTCTGCTCCGAGATTCCCTTGCCCCGCTCGGCGTTATACCCCTCGCCATAGGCATTTTGTATTTCCGCCTGCGCGTCCTCCAACGTAGAGGTGAGGCCGCCAAAGGTCTGAGACTGTTTTTCCATCGCCCCGGCATACATCTTATCCATGGCCTGCTGAATGATGTTGACGGCGTTGATGCCGCCAATTTTCCCAGCAGAGATCATTTCATAAATTTTTGCCTTGCTTTTGCCCAGCCCATCCGCCAGCATTCCGACAGCGTCCACGCCACGCTCCTGGATCAGGTTGATGTACTCCAGCGATGCCTTGCCGCTGGACTGCATCCGTGCCATGGCCGTGGCCATGGTGTTCATGCCGCCTGCATCCGCACCCACGGCGCTGCCCGCGTTGCCGATGGACGTCATCAACCCCAGCATCCGGCTGGGGTCATCCTTGAAGCCCGTAGCCAGTGACCGGCTCATAGCCGTCAGGTCACCATACTCCATGGGCGTGTCGGCCGCCAGCGTGCGCAGGTCTTTGAGGTACGTATCTCCCACGCCCTCGCCCAGCATAGTGTTAAACGCAATGGCGTCCTGCTCCCGCTGGGAGGCCACGGCGGAGCCGGACTGGATATCTGCGTCCCGCTGGCTTAGCTGTCCTTCCGTGTTTTCCTGCACATAGCTTTTAAAGGCGTCGTCATAGCCCCCAAACGCCTGTGTTCCGCTGGTCACCAACCCCGCTGCGCCGCCAATTGCCGCGCCGATGGCGGTGCCAAGCCCAGGGATCACGGACCCCAGCGCCGCGCCGGAAGCCGCGCCGGACAGGACGCCCGAAACCAGCGAGCCGCCCACGTCGCCCAAAGCCGATCCAACCATACTGTTGGCCGCCTGCGCAATGGCATCGCCGCCCAGTTTCAAAAGGCCGGCACTGGCAAGCGCACCAAGCAGGCCAGCTCCCCCAGAGTTGCCTCCGGATGAGATTGCTCCACCACCGCCAGATGAAACCATTCCCGCGTCCATCTTGCGCATGGTTTCGTAGCTGTCGGTCATTTCCTTCATCGCCGTCTTGGACATTTTCTGCCAGGAGCTTGCAGAGGCCGTCAGCTCGTTATACTCGGTCTTCAGTTTTTCAAAGGTTACCTTGTCCGCTGCGTCCTCGCTTTTCTTAAAAGCTTTCGCAGCCTCATCCATGGCCTTTTTGACCTCCGCCGCCTTCGATGCCGCCTTTGCCGCGTTTTCATTGAGAGTCTGATACCGTTTGCCCAGCGCCAGCGTCCGTTGCCCCAGCTCCTCCAGTTCCTTGGAGCAGCCCTGCGACATACTGGCGATGGACTTCATTTTGCCGGTAACATCCTCGTTCATTTTCATGATGATGGAAATAGACTCCGCCATGCGCCTCACCTCGTTTCTGTTGGCTTTGCCGCCGCCCTCCCCGCCGGGAGGGCGGCTTTTTTATCGCCTGTTGCGCAGCTCGCACTCAAAGGCGGAAAACTCCCGGATGATCTCCTGCCACCCGTCCCGCGCCTCCCACAGGGCCTTCAGCTCGCTAAGCGGCCAGTGGTGGGCGCGGAACAAGTAAAACAGTAATGACAGCTCCGGGTCGTCCCCCGCCTCTAGCCGTTTTTTACCTCACCGAGGGTCCTGCGCAAATACCCCGAAAGCTGCTGAATCTCCATGTACAGCTCGTCAATCTCCCCGGAGATCAGCCGCGCCTTAATGGCGTCAATCGGCGTTGCAATGCCTTTAGTCTTGTCCAACAGCGCCGCATCCCCCCACTTGGGGCTGACGCAGCCATGCAGCACGCCGAACGCAGCCTGATCGCTCCGGGGCTTTTCCTGCACCTGCCGAACCTGATCATAGCTCAGGCCCCGCAGCGTGAAGACAACCGGCTCCCCCGCCAGCTCACTGAGCCGGGGCACCTCCACCTGCTTTTCCGGCAGCACCTTCCGTACGTCCGGCAGCTCCGGCTTCAGCAGCAGCTCCAGCACGCTGACGCTCTTCAAATCCTCACTCATCACTGCACCTCAATCTTGTCCAGATATTCCACCCGCGTGGCGGTAAAGGGAATGGTGATGCTGCCCTCCTTGGCGGCGGCCCAGTCCATCACCGTCACCTCGTCATAGCTCACGCCATACACGGCAATCCGCTCCGCGCCGAAGGCGTCCGGGTCGGCCAGCGCACCCACCAGCGTCTTGCGCACATCGCGGCCCGCCTGCACCTGCTCCACGTCGTCGCTGCCCCGGGAATAAATCTTGTGGAGCGTCATGCTGCCGGTGATTTTCACCCCGGTAATTTTGCTGTCCTCCGCCATCTGGCGGCAGAAGTTGAGGGTGCTTTTGTTTTTGTTAATCTTCACTTGAAACGCGTTGACCTCCGCCACCTCGCTGCCATCGGCCCAGACACTGCCAAACGTGCCGTTAATTACTCTGTATCCGTCCATACAATCCTCCTTTACAGCGTGATACCCACGCTGACGTCTTCAATGGCGTCCACCGGATGAATGGACACCGCCAGAAATACATGAGTGCCGGTGCCCGCCTCTTTGATCTCCTGTTCGCTCATGTCCACCGTGGAGGTGCCCTGCTCCTCCAGCCACGCCTGCTGCTCGTCCACGTTGATGCCGCAGGTGAAGTCCTCCAGAATCAGGCCGTCCCGGGCGAGGGAGCGGAGATAGTTCGTGATGGCCGTCACCAGCAGCAGTTTGTTTTCATAAGTGTTTGCATACTTGCCGATGTACCCGTCCTCAATGGCGGCCCGCAGATCGTGCTGCACCATGTCCAGCAGCTCCACAATCTTGATTTTCTTCCACTCGTCGCTCTTTCCGGTGACGGTGGTCAGGCTGTTGACGGCCCGGCCGGTCTTCACCTTTTCCCCATCCCAGAACAGGACGAGCTGCCCCGTGCCCACAGCGGCATTCAGCGCCGCCTCCGTCAAACGTTCCACGTCCCGGACCTCCGGGAGGGGCGCGTAGGTGGCGGAAATGCTCATGGGCGTGCCAGCCAGAAGTCCCGCGATCCGGCCGCAGTAGTCGGCGGCCGTGAGTTTCTCAGTCCCGCCAACGTCGATGCCGGTGGCGGTAAAGTTGATAATGGACTCGCTGTCCGCCGCAAGAGCGGGCAGCACTGCCTTGAAAATCGCGTGGCTGTCGCTCCGCCGAATGATAATCCACGCTTTGATCACGGCCGCCTCCGCAGCCGTCAGGTCGGCAGGCCCGGCCAGATAATCAAACTGTTGGGTGGACAGCCAGCCCAGCGCCTCGCACCCGGCGGTAATGAGGTCCTCCTCATCCATCACATACACCAGAATCTTTTTCGGAGGCTTCACGTACCCCAGAAACGCCCGCCGCACCGCCGCCTGATTGGCCGCGCCCATCGCGACAGGAAGCTGGGACGGGGCCGTAAGGGTGTAGCTATTGCCCTTCAGTGCCGCGTCCCGCAGAATCAGCGCCACCGTCCCTTTCTGGGACCGGGCCAGTGCCGTGGATGCCGCCTGCTGAAATACAATGTCAATGCTGGGCATCTTCAAATTGCTCATGTGCCTGTATCCTCCTTTGTTTTTGTGATCAGCGTGAGCTGCTCCATCATCGGCAGCACCGCCGCCGGGTCGAGTTCCTCCCGGCTGTATGAGAGGGAGAGCGTCACCGTCGTTTCAGTAAAGTCAAAATTGTGGGCCGTGGCGCAGCTCCGCACCTTCAGCGCCCTGGTCCCGGCCTTCAGATACCCTTTGGCAAACATGCTCACCAGAAGCATGGTCCGCAGGTCCAGCGCCGCCAAATGGCTGTTGTGCCGCTCGTCCACCTCCACGAAATCAGTAATGCGGTAGGTATAGCGAAGCTCCACGCCGCCGGGGGATACCTCGCCCAGGGTGATTCCGTTTAGCTCCACCATGTTGCTGGGCCGTGTGAATCCCCGGGGAGCCACGTTTGCATAAACTTCCTCGCCGGGGAACAGTTCCCTTACCGCCCCGCTTACGGCGGCCGTGATATGATCAGGCGTCAGCATTTTATGATCCTTTCTAACTCAGGCGGGAACCGCCCTGTTCAATGGCGGACTTCAGCCGCTGAAGCGCCTTTTCAGCCGCATCCCGGCCCAAATCGCCCGCGCGCAGCTTTGCCCAACTGTAAAACAGGCGGCCCCGAACAATAAATCCCGCATTTCCAGAAGCGATGACCTTACCCGCAGAAAGGCGTTCCCGATATCGCTCGCTGCGGCCCGAGGGGGTGCGAGCTTTATGCCCTTTTTCCAGATAGCGGGTAACATCCCGGCTGGTTGTTTTTTCCCCGCCTTTGGTCAATTGGACGACTTCATCTTTTTCCGAGGTAATTACCACATACCCGCCGCCGCTGCTCTGTTTCAGCTCCTGCCAGCGGTTTACCCTGCCACGGGGGTCAGAAACACGCCGGTTGATTTGCGAAAGGACCTCCGTCAAAGATGCCTTACCGGCTTCAAAAAGCGCTGTGCGCTTGGCGTCCGGCCACTCCTCGGTCAGTTTATCCCAGCGCCGCCAAAACGCATTCCACTCCCGCAGATCCGCCCTGGCCAAACCACCCATCAGCAATCCTCCTTCCGGAGGATTTCATATTCATTTTTCCATTGATCCAGCGTGTGGCACGCCTGCACGCTGTAAGCCTTGCCGCCCGCCTCCACCAGAGAGCCGGGGTCCAGTTCGATTGCTTTCGGCGTCACCAGCACATAGGCCACGGTGGTCACCGTGTGGGGCCGCTCCGGCTCGGACTTAAAATACTTCTCCGTCAGCACCCCGGGGAAGCTGCACCCCACTGGATCAAGGTCCGCGTCCTTCCGGCACTCCACCGGCTCGCACAGCGCCGCCTTGATCTCCACGATTCCCGCCTGCTCCGTATCCGCAACGGAAGTCAGGAAGCAGAACCGCCCGCGCCACAGAAAGGACAGGCCCAAATTGATGCGGCTGGCCTTGCGCATGGTAAATACCACGCTCCGCGCCCCGATGCCCACGGCCGAAAAATAGCTCGTCCGGTCGCTCTGCTCCGCCTTGACCCAAGCGCCCCATGCCGTCGTCCACGCCCATGCATTTTTTGCCTCGTTAAAGGTCAGTTCCCGGGCCTGTACCCGCTCGTTCAGGTCCCCCGCGCTGATAAACGCCATGCCGTCCTCCTATTCCCCGCCGCCGGTGCCCGAATTGGGCACCGGCTCGGTGAGCTTCAGTTGATTCTTGATTCGCACGAACTCAGGATTCTCCACCACGGTTCCTGTGATGGTCGCGCTTCGGCGCTCGTACTTATCCAGCACCAAATAGTTGATGCACTGGTCATACAGCGCCCGGCGGTCAGTGCCATCTGGGGGGATGCTGACTCCGGCTCCCGCCATGTACCCCACCGACGCGGAGTAATATCCCGGGAGCAGCAAAGTGTCCTCCGGCGCGTCAATCCGGCAGTACGCCAGCAGCTCGTCCTTCCGCTCCGGCTTCAGCTCCGCCATGGCTCAGACCGTCAGCGCCCAGTCGTTGCCGACAGGGAGATACTGTCCCTCGCCCAGCGCCAAAGCACTGCAGATCACCTCGGCGGCAGCGTTATGCTGGAATTTCACTGCATAATGACTGTAAGCAGCCTGAGGGCGCACATCCACCACCGCCACAGCGGACGGCATGGCACCAGAGGCTGTAAACACCTGCTCGCCCAGTTTTTCCGCGCCGGTTCCACTGGCATTCGTAGCTCCATAGACGGCAACCGTCAGTTTCTTGCCGCTGGCCAGCGCTCCGGTGGAAATGGTAAACGCCAGTTGGCGCTTCTTTGCGGCGGAGATGTAAATTGCGGTGGAGTCCGTAGCTGCCGCCAGGGAAACGGGAACGCAGGCTACTTCCGCCTTCATACCTTCCATAATTCTGTTCATCGGTTAAACCTCCTTACGCACGCGCAGCCAGCGTCACAAACGGGCTGCGGGTCTTGTTGCTGTTTTTGATGGTGAGCGGGGCATCCACTTTGGGAGCACCGTTGCAGCGGAACACCATGCGGAAGCACTGCTGATCGGTCAGGAACTCCACATGGATGGACCAATCCTGCTTGGCCGTGCCCTTCATCAGCAGGATGTACTGATAGGGGTCCACCAACAGGATGTCACCCGCAGAGCCAAGCGCTTTGCAGTTGTCGTCAAACAGTACCGGCTTGTTCAGCACTCGCTGGGTATCGAAAGCACCCAGGCCACCCTCGGGATTCCAGAGGAACTTAGATGCGTCACCGCTCTGAATGGCGAGGTACGGCAGGAGCTCTTCCACGTCAGGATGCATCAACCAGCACAGGCGCTCCCGGTTCCGGGGCATCGCACGGGCCTGCATCCGGATAGCGTTGGCTCCGGTAAACGTCGCGGCAGCCTGTCCGGAATCTTTTGCCACGGTGACCAGAGCCCCGGAATTGAGGATGCCCAGAGGCTTTCCGACACCGTCTCCGGAGATCACAGCCTCCGTCAGCAGGCGATCAGACGCAAGGGAGAAGCCGTTGGCTGCAAGGCCGGTCAAAAATGCGGTGTCCTGCAGCATCTCGTCGGTGGCATACATGAAGCCCATCATCTTCTCCAAGTCCAGCCGCATCTCCTTGAATGCAGGCTTGCTTGCTGCCACGGTGGCGCCCTCAGCCGCCCAGTACATCTGGATTCCGCCAAACACAGCAGTGGAAACGTCGGTTTCGTTGGACCGAAGCCACTTTGCGGAGTTAGATGCATTGGAGCAGGTATACCGATCCAGCCGCTGCAGGAGCGGGCTGTTCTGAACCGCGCTCTCGATGATTGCCCCGGCGAAATCCGGCTGAATGGCAAACGCTCCGTCAGCTCCGGCCCCAGTTCCTACGCCCTGCACCGCGTTGTTGATCTGGGACAGCCGCTTATCCACCTCGCCGCTTTTTGCGCGGGCCACAATGGACTGAAGCTGCTCGCCCAAGGAATCAAACAGGTGCAGGGCCTTTTTGTCGTCCTTCGTCTCCGGCTTTTTCCCATTGTTCAAAATGCCGTCATCGCCCAGATTATCAGGAACGGCATTCTTCTGGCTTGCCTGCATCGCCTTGATCACCGTGTCGATGTTGCTGTTGAGGCCCTCCATCTGCGTGGAGAGCTGGTCGGCCTCATCAAATTTGCCATCCATCACGAGTTTTTCGGCTTTGGCGGAAAGCTCCGACTTCTGCGCCCGCAGCTCATTGATTTTTTCCATGTAGTCCATGCTCTGTACCTTCCTTTTCAAAATTTAATAATTTGCAAGCGACCTGATGCGAGCCAGGGCGCGTCTTGCCTTTAGCTGGGTCTGCGCGGATTCCTCCGTTTTGTGGTCGGCGTAGCGCTTTCGCATGGCGGCCGTTACGCGGATGGTATTGCCGCAGGCCGCAACCAGCGTTCCGATTGTGCCCGATTCGGACACACCGTCCATCTGCACCACCTCGTCGATCAGGCCGTATTCCAACGCCTGCGTGGGAGAGATAAAAATACTCTTATCCATGAGCGCCACAAGCTCCTCGCGGGTCATATTGAAACCGGCCCGGGCCATGTAGGTTTCAATCACCGCGTCACGGGCATTTTTCAATTCCTCCGAATACCGCTGCATTTCCCGAAAGTCGCCCTCATCGCCGCCGGACGGATTGTGATAGCAGAGCAATGCGCCCGGCTCCGAGCGAATGGTATCGCACCCGGATGCCGCGATGGTTGCAGCCGATGCGCCGTACCCCTGATAGAGCGCCTCGGTGTGCCCGCTGTAACGCCGCAGCATGGACCGGATTTCGCCCCCCACTGTCATGTTTCCGCCCGGAGAGTTGATCAGAACCGTTACAGTCTTTCCCCCTGCTGCCTCCAGCGCCGCCTTGACATCCATGGGTGCGGTAAGGTCTCGCCAACCACACCACCGGGCAATGTCAGCGGTATCGTTGTCCAGCAGCGTGCCCCGAATTTCAATTTCAGGCATTGCCTCCATCTCCTTTCAAAATTGACTCCAGCGAGCCGAGATTTTTGGTTGCTAAAAACTTCTGGCCCAGCCCGCCTGGGATGGGGTTTCGTTCATCCAGTGCGCGGCATTCATCCAGATTGTAAATGCCGGTGTACACCATCTTCTGGAAGAAGCTGGCTCGCGCATCGTCATTCCCGCGCAGCAGCACAGAGGGATTGCCCTTGAAGTACCAGTTCTTTTTCCGCTGAGATATGGAAAGCGCCTTGTAGGTATTCTCCTGCTCCCACTGGACGATATAGGGCATCAGGGTGTCCGTCACGTAAGCAATGCGCTGGGCACTGTTGGAATCGAAAGATTCATTGCCGCTTTGCAGCATCCACTTGGGGATGCCGGTAAACCGGGATATCTCCTCCACGCCAAACCCGCGGCTCTCAATGTACTGGCTGTCCCTTTGGTTCAGGCCCATGGGCGTGTATTTATAGCCTCTGGTCAGTACCGCCACCTTAAACGCATCCTCGCCAAACGGGTTGTAGGAGCTGAATTGATCCCGGACTTTGTCCCGCCCTGCATCGTTAAGGTCGGCATCGACTTCCACAATGGCGGACGGGTTTGCTCCGTTCTGGTAAAATTTCCGTCCATACTGCTGGGCAGCCCCTTCTGCTCCGATGGTCTCCCTCGCCAAATGGAGGAAGCCCCGGCCCCGAATCCCGTCATAGCTCTCAAAAAACAGCATGGACAGCTCATGTCCCGAAAAAGAATGAAACACGCCATCGACCGTGAAGTCATACCAGTAGGTTCCCGTTTCCTGATCCCGCCGGATGTGGCAGCATTCTGTGGGAAGTGGAATACGTTCCGCAATCTTTCCGTCCAGGCCGGGCCGATTCCAGCAATAGCCCACGCCATGCCAAAAGGCATTGGACATAATGGTCTTGCCGCAAACAAACGGACTCATATTTTCATTGGGGCGGATTTTAAATACTTTGTCCAGCGCATCCTCCGCCACCGGCTCGCGGGCATCACCGTTTTTCTGGTAGACATTAAACGGGATCACTCCAAAGTGGCAGGTCAAAATTCTGTGGGCAGCCGCCACCGGCGAAAGCTGCTCCGCCCCCAGGCGGCTGGTGTCATACTCTCCGCCGGAATAAAAGATTCTGCGAAACTGTTCGTTGACCTGGTCCCACGACAATGTGTTATAGCTGACCGCTCTGGGCGGCCCCATGGATTTACTGAGCAGCATGTTACATCATCCTCTCCGTCTGGCCCTGGCTATAATCCATGCAGCGGCACTGAGCCAGCATCCTGCCGCCGCAAATGCCGCAGCCGCTCCCGCAGCCAAGGCCGCCGCCGTCACCAGCGCCGCCCCGCCAAGCAGCATCAGAAGATCATCCAAATACAGGCCGACCGCTTTCAGCCGCTGCTTCCGGCGGGCCAGTTTTTCCTCGTTTGTCATAGTCCCCAGTCCTCCCCAAGATTTTCTGTGTCATAAGGCTTTGCGTTGGCCATGTCGATCATGGCAGTGATCTTTGAGTTAATCCACGCCACCGTCACATCGATACGTCCGGTGGACAGGTTCTTCATGGGCTTAATATTTTCGTTGCCGTCGGTGCGGCAGCGGACATTGCCAAAATTCCAGCGGGCACAGGTATTGTGCTCATGGAGCATCTTGTGGTCCCGGATCTCTTTTTCCATCTCGTGCATAGCCGGGGACATATTTTTCATGTCCTGAGGCGTCTCAATGCAGTTGATGCCTGCGCGGCCCCTCTCCGACTGGCCCTTCTGGAGTCGGGGAATCAGCGTCCACGAAAGGTGCGGATCAGCGCCCAGCATGATGAGTTCAAACACCTCCGCCGCTTCAAAGATGGACTCCTCCACCATGTCATAGTCGATGGTGTCGCCGGGGCACAACGTCAAAAAGCCCGCTCTCGCCCAATCCCGATAGGGCACATGGTCTCGCTTCTCCGCGTCCTCCGTTCCAATTTCCGGCCTCCAGATGCCCCAGTACAGCGTTACCCAGGTGTCCAGCCCCTTCTGGGGCGGGAACAGCAACACAAAGGCAGTCAGGTCCGTCCGCTTGGAGAGATCCAGTCCCCCATAGCAGCGTTTTCCCCGCAGCAGTTCCCGCGCCGCCCTCCGCCGTTCAGGCCCCGGCAGCGCATTATCCGTCTCCGCGTCTTTTGGCGGCCACTGCGTTTTGTCATAAATGGTCAAAGGCACCCAGCCCACCGTTTTCACAGAGATCCACTGGTTCAACCGCAGCCAGCGGAACAGTTTTTCTCCGGCCTCGCTCTTTTTGGCCTCCTGGGCCTCCAGCCGCAGCGTGCGGATCTTCAGGTGCTGTCCCAGCGACGGATTGCACTGATACCACAGTGCCTCATCCCAAATATCCAGCTTGGCGAGGTCGTCCGGATCGTCTCCATAAACCGCCGTCAGGCCGTACAGGATAGGGAGCCAGTTGGAGAGGTCCCGCCCCAGCAGCTCCTGCTCCGCAGCGGCAAGGTCCTCGTCCGCCGCGTGGCGCAGGCTCAATATCCCGCGCGGATCTCCGCCTTCCGCCAGCACCTTTTTTAGCTGCCGGGCATCCCGGACGCCCACGGCCTTCTCGTGGATTTCCCAACCAATGGAACCCCGGTCCGGATCGTCTCCGGCGGTGGTCAGAACAATGTAAACCGGCTGCTTCCGGCCGGAGCCGGAGCCGAAGGTCATAACGTCCCAGAGGTCCCGGTTGGGCTGCGCGTGCAGCTCGTCGAAAATAACGCAGCTTGGCTTATAGCCGTGCTTGCTGTACGCCTCGCTTGAGAGGACCTTCATAATCCCGAGCACAACCCATTTGCTGCCGCCGTTGGCCGTGATCACCTTGCGACGGTACTCAATCAGTTTGCGGCTTTCAACAATGTGCAGCTCGCCCCGGGCAATCATCTTGGCCGTCCAGCGCGCGGTAGTCAACATAAAGACCGCAGCGTTAAATACGATACCGGCGTTTTCCTTATCCGCCGCGCAGACATACACCTCGGCGTTCAGTTCCCCGTCCGCAAACAGGTGATAGATCCCCAGAGCCGCCGCCAGTTCGCTCTTTCCGTTTTTCTTGGGGACTTCAAGATAAAGATACCAATAATGCCGCATTTGCTCCCGGGTATCCTCGTCCACATCCATGGTGGAGTAAAAATCCATGATCGCGGACACCTGCCAGGCATAGAGCTTAAATGCCTTTCCCGTGTCTGTGGTGGGCAGGCGCTGGATAAAATCACAAACGAACCCACCGGTAGCCGCGTCATACAGGGTGCTGTTTACTGCCGGCATGAATTACTTCACCCCACTCAGCGCGGCCTCCTGCCGCGCCCGCAGGCGCTGTGAAAATTCATCTGGTTCATTGTCGCACGGAGCCGCCGTCGAAGGGATCACCAACCGGCACCGGGATGTAACCGTCAGGCCCATGTCGTTGGCGCAGTTCCGGGCCTGCTTGAAATACCGATCCTGGATGGAGCCCCAGTCTCCGGCGGCCTCGCTGTCCTTCCGGGTCAGCGCGATGTCCGCCTCCGCCGTAGCCTTTAGCCACTGGGCATGGGCGATCAGGTACCGGCCCAGCACATCAGCGTCCAGCTCCGTATACAGCCCCAAACCAATCAGCCGTTTCCCCAGCGCCCGAAAGTCCTTTTTTAGAGGCTCTGGAAGCCACTTGGGCGGCTTTGCGGTCTTTGCCGGTGGCAGCCGCAATTCCATGTCCCGGCGTTCAGCCTCTTCATTTTTGCTCAGGTGCTTCAGTCCCCGCCCCTTCACAACATCTGTGGGCAGCCTCTTCCCCGCCATTGCGTTTCCTCCTCAAAATAAACTTGGCATCTTGATCCAGCCGCCCGACTCCGGCTGCTCCTCCGCAGTCACCTGCACCTGCTTTTCCCCCGCATAACGGTCGGAAAGCATCTCATCCAGCACAGATCTGTAAAAATCGTACAGCGCGTGGTCCCTACAAAAGCTAAACTGCTCCCAGTTCGGGGCCTCGTTGAGATTGCAGCTCCCCTCCAGCACAAACTTGCCGCAGTCAGTGTCAAAAAGCGCCAGCTTTGTGTGATTGTCCCGGCTGGCAGCCTGCCAGCCGTACTGGCGGCACAACGCCGTCAGATTATCCCAATAGGCAACTGCAGAGGCTTTGCGCTTGTCCCTACGCATAATTTGTCCCACAACAAATCGTGCTTCCAGCAATCGTCCGGAATCCGCCAGTTGTCGGAGTTGGCGCAGCGCCGATGGCCCAATACGAAAGGTCGAGACATCCAGTCGCCGAATCACCGCACGGTCCGCCACATACCGCAAAAATCCCGCCGCAGTGAGATTGGAAAATGACACCAGTTTGTACACACTCTCGTCTCCCGGTAGCGGTCCGATAATCGAATCCAATTTGGCCCCCTGCACATATACCGCGCTGCTGACCTTTCTCCGTTTTGTCCGCAAAACGTTCATCTGTCCTGCTCTTCCGATTCCCTCTATACGCTCAACTCCCCTCCCCGCCTTGCCTCTTTTCATCCTCCTCCATCTGCCCCATCGCTGTCTTCTCCCAGGGCAGAAACAGCCTGCTGTCACACGCAGGGCAGCAACGCCCGTCATAGCACCGACTGCGGGTTTCAACAATGCAGCCACAATCCAGGCAGACATATTTCAGTTGCTTCCACATAAGAGCTCCTTTCATCCGGCGCATCACCCGGCCCTCGCGGTTGGTCACGAGGGCCAGGCGGAGGAAAAGGGTCCGGCCCCAAGAGCCGGGTGACACGCCGGTGTCCAATTCGGGCACATTCTCCAGCTCCTGCCTCCGCTGCACGCCACCCGAAAGCCGCCTAGGGGCCGCTGCCCTCTCCGAAATTCCCCGTGGGGAAAAAATCTCGCTCAGAGGAGGGCATGCGGTATTCCGCCCCCTCACCCGATACTTTCTTTGCCGGGGGGAGGGGTGCAGGGAATCGCCGCAGGCGCGGGCCGACACGCCCATGCGCCCAAGCGTCCAGCCGCTTCACCGTCGATAGCGGCTCCGCAGCGCGTTGTTTTTCGCGTGAATTTCCATTGCCGTCTTGCGGCTATGGCATGAATGGCACAAGCTTTGCAGGTTGCTACGGTCAGTAAACTTGGCCCAGTCGCCCTTGTGGTCCACGACGTGGTCCACGTCGGTGGCTAGGGTACGGATGCCACGCTGGGCGCACTCCCGGCAAAATGGCTCCCGCAGGAGCTGTGCAGGACGGAGTTCGTCCATCCATTCCCGCGTCCGGTACATCCAGCGCCATGCCTGCGCCTCAGCGCTGCGCTGCTCGCGGGCCTTGGGCTTGTGCGCTGGGCAGTACCCATCACGGACAAGGGCGCTGCATCCTGGGTGCCGACACGGTCGGAGCGGCTTCATGGCCACGGGCTATCACCTCCGGGCAAAATAAAAAAAAACACCAGACCCAACAACTCAGCCCTTTCAGGCGAATCATTGGCTCTGGCGTTTAACGCTCTGGCCTTTCGCAATATTCAGGATGACCTCACTTCGGCACGTTCGGCAGTACACCGGTAGGCCGCAGGCCTCGGTTTCGTCCGATATCCGGAGCAGCCGATGGTTCCGCCCACAAACCGGGCAGGTAACCCATCCGTCCTTTACGCTCAGTTTAACACTTTTGGGATTCACTGGCAATGGATTTTCCTCACTTTCTTTAGCTTGTCCGTAAATATTCATAAGGTTTCAAGAAGAAGAAATCATTATTTAAATATAAAGCGCTATTTTTTAGGCATCAGATAGCGGGTGTAATTAAACACTCCCCATTCCCCAAATTCCGGCTTCCCCACGATGGGAAGCCGCGTGGCGTTGCGAGGTACTCGGAGCTGCCCCGTATCGGACAGATGCACCTCTGGAGGCGGAATCAATTTGCTTAGTTTCCGGGAGCAGCCCCACGGATGCCTGCCGACATCCGGGAGCTCCTTGGTAAAGTAGATCGCAAGGCCCCGGTATCCCTGCTCCGCCATGACGCGCTTTTGATCATACGGTACGTCGTAAGCCTCTCCCCACACCCATAGGTACCTCACCACGGACGGAGGGAAATCCGCGTAACGCATAAAGGCGTGGATATGATAGCGGTGATCCCCGTGCAGGCCCTCCACGCGGTACACGTAGTAGTCCATAGGCTTCTTGCAAAAGCGCTTCAGCCGCTTGCAAAAAGCGTCCCATACGTGCACGACACCGTCAAGGCTGTCTGGCAGGTGTTCGTCCGCAAAAGTCAGCGTATAAAATATGCCACCAAAGCCAAATAGGGCCAGCCGCAGCTCCAGCTTGTCCACGCTAGTGCGGCTCATGGCCGGGCCGCAGCGCCTCCGTGCGCCTTGAACATCCACCCCGTTACGGCGAAGGAAGCACTTCCGGTCCGTTACAAACGCCTTCACAAACGGTCCCGCTCGCTGCTGCACACACAGGTATGTAGGAGGGTCATTGGGCATGTCCCGCCTCCTGTACTGCCCGCGCAAAGCGGCTAATCTCCATCGGATCAATCAGCTCACTGCAATGCGGGCAAACAGGCCATAGCCCATCCCGGAATTTCTTGCTGATATTATTCACGCCGCTAAATCTCATGTAGCTGCGGCGTTCCTTTGCCGCCAACTGCGCAAAGGCATTCATGCTGCGCTGAATACTCTCTGCGTTGTGCGCCATATCCATAAGGGCCTCAAACGGATCTATGATGGCCCCGCATTTTGAGCAGTAAACCAGTTTGTTTTTGTAATCCAGAACAAATGTGCGCGGGTTGCACTCGCATACTTTCCGCCGGTCATACTCAACTTTCAGCGGATACAGCCACGGCTCCGGCTTAACCATCGTTCTCGCTCCTTTCCGGCTTGTGGCGGTAGGCAAGCCACGTTTGACCGCACGCAGAAAGCGGCTCTCCAACCGTAATTGATTTCTCGTAAAAGCAAATTTTACTTCCGACGACAGCACTGACGAGAAACCATCCTTCTCCAATTCCGTCTTTCAACCACACCGGCTCCCCATCCATCCCCCGCAGCTCGTCGAGGGTAAGCGGCTCGTTAGAAGGCTGGGCGCGGCGGAGTTCTGCGACAGCCAATTCCACAGCCTCGTATTCGCGCTTGCAATAATCAATATCATCATATGGGATAATGATGGTAGGATCGTTCGCAAGTGCTAATATTTCTTCAATGCGGGATTTAAGCATGGCGTTGCTATTTTGCAAGAGATCAATTGCTTCATCCGCCGCCATCGGGCACGGCTTCAATTCACTCATTGTGGGCCTCCTTTCGTAGCGGGCAGTTTTTCGGGGCGGTTTTTCCGCTGAACAGCACAACCGCACCGGACGGATGGGAGCAAACATAGGCATCTTCAGAAAAACTCCCAGACCGCCAGCTTGCACTATTCCCGTTTCGCGGGATGGCGCGTCTTGCGCCGAATTGGCATTTGCTGCATTTAAGCATCCTGTCCGCCCTCCCCGTCCTGCGCGGCCTTGTCCTCCAGCATAAGGTTTTCTTCGTGGAGGGTTTTAAGCAATTCTGCAAGGCGGCGCTTCTCCCGATACCCGATACTCCCCGGAATATTAAGCTCCATCAAGGCGTTTTCGTATGTAATCATTCCGCATCTCCTTCTAAAACGGCAGTTCTCCGTCCTCTGTGCCGACTTCCTCAAATTCACTGTGGGCATCCACGGGGGCCGGGGCGGATGTGCCCGAATTGGACACATCTTTTTTTGAGTCCCCAAAATACACGCTGTCGGCCACGACCTCGGCGGAGCGGCGCTTGCCGCCCTGCTTGTCCGTCCAGTCCCGGAGCTGCAAGCGGCCCTCCACCACGGCCATGCGGCCCTTGGTGAAATACTTTCCGACGAACTCGGCGGTTGTGCGCCATGCCACAATGTCAATGAAATCCGTCTCCTTCTCGCCGCTCTGGGACTTAAAATCCCGGTCCACGGCGAGGGTAAACGAGGTCACGGCGGGGCCGCTGCCGGTGCGACGAAGCTCCGGGTCCCGCGTCAGGCGGCCCATGAGAACAATTTTATTGAGCATTACAGATTCCTCCCCTTTCGCCGGGGATTCACCCGGCGGGTAAACTCCCGGAGGATGCCGCCACGATAATCGCACATCAGAAGCTCCTCGTTCCGTGCTGCACGTACAGCGGCGTCATGTACCGTTTTTCGTGCGCAGTAATCCCTCCAAGCGGGGCAGGTGTCCGGATTGTGGCACGAGGGCGAGCGGCGCGGGCAGTCCGGCGGGCAGGACGGCTTAATCCTCGGCATGGCGCACCTCGCTGCCGTGCAGCCCTAAAAGGCCCAGCAGCTCGACCATAAGGTCCGACGCGCACACAGGGTCCTCCTCTTTGTGAATCGCATCTGCCAGCCGCTCCATTTCGTGGAGTTTGTAGAGCGCACCGTAGGCGTTGGGCGGGAGGGCGGCAAGGTCCACGCCCTTAATTCCCCAGTTGCCCCTGCCGTCGCTCCATGTACATCTGCATTTCACCACCATGCTCACACCTCCGCCAGCGCCCGCAGCACATCCAGCAAAATGGAGTGCAGGCTGTCCCCGGTGGTGTTCACGGACTTGTGGTAGCCGTTTGAAAAGCGGATGGTAACGCACTCGTCGCCACTGTCGTGATACTCGTCCTCCAGCCGTTCCACGCCCTCGTGGGAGGCCGCAATGCAGCGGGACAGCTCCCGCTGCACAAACTGCCGCTTTTGCTCAAAATCCTGCATACTCATATATCGTTCCTCCTAAAATCTTCATGCGATCTGCACATCAGGTCTCCGTTTACGGGTATGTGAAAGAACCGGAGTTCCATCTTTGTCACGTTTTGCACCGTCTTGGACCCAACCAATCCACAGATTTTCAAATGCCTGCACCTTCGTCGTCTTGCCGCAGTTGTGGTCCCCTCGATTTTGCCGAACTTCGCATTTATTTTCATCAAGCTCCAAAGTGTAATATGGGACATCAGGCTCCGCTGCCCTGCGAATAAAGAAAATGGAAGATTCTCCGGAGCAATGCTTTTCTCCGTAAGTCCAAACGCAGTGGTGCAAGGAATCAGCCTCTTTCTGCAACTCCGCCTGGCTCCCTGCCGGAACGATTATCAGACCGTCAGATTCAAAAATGTACCGGGCCAGTGCCTTCCGCCGCTCCCGAAACTTTTTCCGTAGGATCTGGCTCTTCTTCCGCGCTTTCAGCTTCAAAACCGAATCGTGGGCATCAACCAGATTTCGCGGCCACCGCACCTGCGGATCAGCTAAATCCCGACCACAGTCTTTGGATATGGCCCAGTAGTCCAGCAGCATATTTACGTCGATATATCCCTCCGGAATTGGATCGCCATAGTCGTCCTCAGCACCGGGGCCATCCCGCTCTATCTGCTTCAGAAGATACCGCAGGCTCTTAGACACCTGACGCCAACCAACCAGCTCCGGGATCTGGTCGTCGCCTAGATAAAAGGCATTGCGTATATCATCTTCGGTCAAAAACTCTCCATGCGTCTTTGCGCCTACGAACAATCGCCAGAGCATAGCCCCCCAGCATTGCATCTGACCCATACGCAGTTCCTCCCGGGTCAGACCAAGCATTTTAGATGGGATTACCTCATCCCAGTCGATATCAGCTACTGACGGTAGTCCCCTGTCGTTGTTCTCCCACTTTTCATTTGGCATGCATTCGTACATAAGGTCATCCAACACCATGGGCAATCCGCTTACCAGCAGATTCTCCAGGTTTGGATGCTGCTGGTAAAGCCGCAGATAGGCAACCGGAAACTTGTTTTTTTCTGCTTGGAAGGCCTCCATGTACACGTCCAGCTTGCAGTTTGGCAAGCTGCTGGAAGCCACAAGTTCAGGCGTCAGACCAAATATTCCACCCGAAACAACCCCCCAACTTTCCGACCACTTTTGGGGCTGCCTCCACTCTCGTGAATACGCGATAAAATATCCAGCGGTGCCGCTATACGAATTGACCCAGCCCATCAACTTGACACAGTCCTGTGCGCCAAATACATAGGCCTCAGCCGGAATCGGAATAAGTTCTTCTCTCCCGTCCTGATATACCCGCCTCTGAATTTTCCAGCAAGTTAATGCCAGAAGGTGTTCCTTCCCGACCACAGCCGCACTCATAGCTTCTGTTTCGTCAACCACATCATAGCCACGCCGCCCAAGTTCGGCCTTTTTCTTCACCTTCACCGGCACACCGCAAAAAGGGCACAGCATATCATCTCCAGAAGCACACGGTGTCCAATTGTGTTCTTTCGGATGAATAAATCCATATCCGCCCCGCCGCTCTTCCGCCTGCGCCCATTGCAGCAGATCCTCTCCTCCACAGAAGGAGCAACGCGCCTTGACGTACTTGACCTTTCTAGGTTTCGCCCATTCGTCCCACGGAGCTTCCGGAGGCCACTCTTTAACCCAGACCGCTTCATAGATCAGCCCATGTACTTCCAGCGCCTGTTGTACCGTATTAGAATCCAGCAAGCCAGCCGGGGCCTTCCGGGAGATTAGTGCTCGCACATTATCCATGATCGTCACCCCAGAAAATCCGCCAGATTGATAACGACCGCACCACTTTTGGGCTTGTCTGACTCCAGATGCTGCGGAAGGCCGTAGAATGTCCGCAGGATTTGTTCCGCATCGGCCGGCGTCACGCAGGCAAAGCTTCCGGTTTTGTGCTTGTCCGCAAATACCTTTATTTGCTTCTCCGCCTCCACAATCGACATGCTTTCATTCTCTAAATCCTGAGCAATCAGCTCCGCGCATGGCGGTTCGTGTCGGCAGATGTCCTTCAATTGCTCTGCGACCATCCATTGAGCGGAACGCTCTTTCACCGTGCGCTGTTGTTGCTCCAAACGCATAATCGCCTGTTCCACCATACTCATTCCGAACACCTCCCGATCGCCTCTGCAATAGCCATCAGCGCCTTTTGCAGCTTTCCGGCAACATCCTTGTCACCACGGGCACGGACCTTCAGCAGCAGTCCATGCAGTTTGTTTACCTGCTCCTGAACCTCACCAAAAATTACATTGAAGGTTGCCAGTTCCTGATCGCTATTCAGTGCCGCCTGTTTTTCTGCCTTAATGGCATCCTCCAGTTTGCGCCGAACGTCCATCAACTCCGCCTCGGTTTTTGCCATCTGCTCACGTAGCTCAGCGGTTGCCTTGACCTTTTCTGCATCCACAGCGGCCTCGGCGGACTTCCGTTTCGCTTCTGCCTTTTTGCGGGCCTCCTCCGCCTGATCCACCTTGGCTTGCATTTCGGAGATAGCCTCCGCTCTGGCGCGGTCAAGCGCTTCCTGATCCACGGACATGACCGCCACGTCCACTGGCTTGTCCCGCAGCGCCTGAAGCTCAGCGTTGGCCGATTCCAGTTCCTGCTTTGCTTGTTCTTCAGCTTCTTTTGAACTCTCGTGAAGCTGCTTCAGCAATGCAAAGTCGGTCTCCATTTTTGCCCGACTTTGCTCTGCGGCTTCCGCCTTGGCTGCGGATTCTTCTGCCACTTTACGAGCCTCGTCCCGGTCCCGGACGGCCTGCTCCAACTCCCGGGCAGACATGTCGATCACATTCTTCTCCTCGCCGTCGACAATATGGTTTTGCTCCATGAAATTTTCACGTTCTTCTGCCGGTAAGGCCAGTAGTGTCAAAGCTTTGGTCGCTCCCAAATCGGACAGCGCTGTCTGATTTGACCATTCCCGCGCAAGGCGCATAAATCGTGTTGCAGTACGCTCCGAAAACTCCACCTGTTCCGTCAGCCATGGCAACCATTCGCCGTGGGAAAGTAGCGCCTTTGCCTCAATCAGCCGCTGACCGATGCCAATAATGGCGTCACCGGCCGTCTTTTTCATTTCCTTGATTTCGCCAGTAATGGTATCAATCGTTCTGGATACTCCGCTCACTGAATTGATCGCACTAGGCACATCGGCAAACTGCTTGCCAAGCATGGCGGAAATATCCACGGGTTTCTTAGCCATTTTCTTTGCCCTCCTGCTCTAAAAATTCACACACAAATCGGCGATAGTCCATCGCCGCACCGCAGTGGGGGCTGAATGTCAGCAGCGACTCCCCCGCAAAGGTGGCGGCAGATACCCGGGGCGACTGCCGGATTGTCGTCCGGTACACAGGAAGCCCGGACCGCGCCGCCAGAAGGGCCAGTGTGTCAATTTCCACGTCGGTGCGCTGATACTGCGTGGCAAGAACTCCCGCCACCTGCAGCCGCTCATTTGCTCGGCGCATATTCACCACCTGCTGCATCAACTCCGCAACGCCGGAGGTGGAAAACGCATCCAGCCGGATAGGGATAATTACCGCATCCGCAGCCGTCAGAGCCGCCGTGCTGGCCGCGCTGAACGCCGGTGGGCAGTCGATCAGAATGTAGTCATACGCCTTCGCCCAGTCCTCCGTATTAGGCGAGGCCGCGTCTTCAGCAATGGCTTCGCGCAAATCCTCAATGGCCGTTAGGTTGCAACGACCATTTTTAATCGCATCGAGGTCCGCATACATCAGGCTCATGTCGGCCGGGATGATGTCAATATCAGGCCGGGCCGGTGTAACAAAGTCGGGATAGTACGGCTCGTTGGCCCCCTGAAGGAGCGCCAACAGGTCCCGGCCCTCCTCTGCCGTAGCGCCGAAATACTGGCTCAGGTTCCCCTGCTGGTCCGCGTCGATGAGCAGGACGCGCTTACCGTGGGTTGCGGCGAGACAGTCCGCCATGGCGGCAGTGGTCACTGTTTTGGCTACCCCGCCCTTCAGGTTGAATATTGCAATCGTTCTCATGTTTTCTTTTGTCCTTTCTTCGGTCCAGCTCGCAGGGATTGCACGGAAAAGTCTCCGTCCAGCTCCCGCCCGGGACTGTAAATCGCACGGTGTAAAATCGCCGCTGCGGGTGGATGTATACTACCTTGGCGGGCAGCGGAACGTTGTCTCCCGGCATGCCGTAGGTGGTTTCAAACGTGGGGGTGATGTGCAGCGTGTCGCCTATTTGCATGGGCTAGCCTCCTTCTCCGGGGGGAATATCCGGTCAATCTCCGCAGCCCCGTCCGGGTCGGTGCTCTCCTCCAGTGTCAGTTGCTGTCCGGCAGGGTCCCACGCATACCGCTTGTCCGCCACTCCGACTTTGTACTGATAAAACCGTCTGGACTTTCCGTCAAATTCAAGCCACACGTCGCCGCTGGCTCCAAAGTCTCTATTTTTGAGAATGACCAACCGAGGAGCCTTGACGGTCTCTCCATTCACGACCCGGTCATGGCGTGCAAGAAAAAACACGTTGTCCGCCTTGTTGGTGATATCGCCGGAACCACTCACATCGTCGTTGTCCTCGGGCTTGTTCCCACCGGAGGACTTCCGGGGATGAACCACCAGATGGACGTGCACATGCCGCCGCTTTGCAAACGTGGAGAGCTGCTGCACAAAATCCGCCTGCGCCCGGTAATAGTCCCGGTCCCGGGCCGTAGCCAAGTCCACCGACATCATGTTATCCACCAGAAACGTATCCGCGCCGTAGCGCATCCGGGCGTACTCAAACTGGGACAGGATTTTCTCAGGGTCATGGCGGGTGTTGCAGTCCAGATCATAGAGCCAGTAGCGTTCGTCCAACCATTCGCTAATTTGCTTATCCGCGAGAGGCGTTGCCGCCGCCAGACGCTTTGCGGTGCACTGGTCCGTTTGATATGCAATATGCTCCGGCCCTGCAGCCTGCAGGTACGTCCAATACCGAAATTGCTCCTTCGGCAGCTCGCCAGAGTAAGCGCACACCACATGGCCCTGATTGAGACTTTCCAGCAGCATCTGGCTCACCAGCGTGCTCTTGCCGACACCGCGTTTTCCGGTCCAGATGGATAGGCGGCCCTCCAAAAAGCCAAGGATGCCCTTGTCCAAGCGTGGGAATCCGGACAGTGTCCGGGGAACCGTCAGGAGGTTTTGCTGAGGGACCCGCGCCAAATTCAAAAGCCCGTAGGCTGGCAGCTCCTCCGCTCCGGAGAGGATGGACAGCAGTTCTTTGCGCCCATAGACGGATATGTACTCCGTGATGGTCCTGCACCCCCGGAAGCCCGCATCCCCAATTTCGTACAGGCACATGGCAGGAAGCCTTGGCAGCAGCGCTTCATGCATCGCATCCCGGGCAATGGCGTTTGGGCTTACGATTACGATGAAGGGGAACGCCTCCAGAAAAGGGCGGCACCGTGGGACATCGTCCCACGAGGCCCCCGTACCAAGACACACGGCGTTGACTCCGATATCCGATGCGGTAACCAGACTGTCGCAAAACCACAAGCCCTGCGGCTCTGCCGGATTGATAAATCTGGACGTGAAGGACAGGTATTGGCTTGCCTGTGTCAATGCCTTTTCAAATTCCATCCAGATCGCCCTCCTCGCTGCCGTCCTCGGCAGGTGCTGCCACCGGCAGCTCGTCCGGCTTCAATGCGTACACAGTCAGCCAGTTGCACTTGACTGCCTTGTTCAGCAGCAGGAGCTTCATTCCCCGGTTCCCGCTGGAAAGCTTGTCCAGATCAAGAAGGATGCCGTCCATGGCCCGCATGGTCTTCACGGGGCGCTTATTTGCCACCCTTCGATTCTCCAGCAGGTCCAGGATGGCCTGCTGGATATCCTGATCATCCGGAGCATACTCCAAGATGCGGTCGCATATCTCCGGGGGTATGGGGGCTTTGTTAGTCTTTTCTTTGTTTAAGTCTTTCTTTTGTTGTGTCAAATTTACCGACAACGGCAAACACCGCTGACGGCTATTGCCGTTGTGGCAAATTGGTACAACGGTGGGCGCTTCCTCCTGCAAAACGTATACATTGCCCGCAAATTTACCGCTGGTATCGTGGCTCTGCTCCCGCTCCAGATAGCCCACCTCTTGCAGATTATCAAGGCACTTGCGGATTTCATACCGACTCGTTCCAGCCTTGATCGCAAGCCCTGAGACACTGTAATCCCAGTCCAGCGGGAGCGAGGCCATCAATGAAAACAGGCCGCGCGTTGCCAACGTGAGCCGGTCATCCTGCGCCACGGAATTATAAATCGTGGTAAAGCCCCGGCCGCGCTTAAAGCGAACGACGCTCTCAGCCATGGCGCTCACCCTCCCGGTACTGGGCCATAATATCCCGGCAAATGTTATGTACGCCGACGGCGTACCCCATATCCCATCCGTCAATGATCTTCGCTTCCTCCGGCGTCAGATCGTCCCGCCACGCCTCGGTCTCCGGGTCGCTGCTCTCATAGTTCCAATTGTCGGCCAGCTCCGCCAGCCTTTCTTCTGTAATGCTCGGCATCTTAATCCCGCTCCTTTCCATCTATCAAATCCACCACCAGAAACAACCGGCCAACCAGCCAGCAAATTCCGATGATGATCAACCCAAGCACCCACATGCTCATGTCAAAAGCGCCTCCTCCCCGGTGAAATTGGGGCTTGCGCTTTCGAGCAAATGTGATATAATAATCTTGCAATCGTTCTTGGGCGCAAGTCCTTGAACCGAACCGCTTCGGGTGCCAGCCCGGGGCGGTTCTTTTTTTATGTGCTGCATCGGTGTTCCTCCCACAGCTTGTCCGCCGCCGCTGGCGGCGGCCTTATCATTTGTGCGACAACTCTTTTGCCCGTTTCCGCATCTCTGCGTTTAAGTAAATCTGGACAATTTGCCGGTCTGTCGCTTCCTTGTCCTCTTTGGTCATACTGCGGCAGAAGGTATCCATGATGTAGCAGGTGCCCCCATCGGTATTTACGATCATCTTGCAGTCGTCCATGTTGGGGACAAAGGGAAATTTACCTAAGTGCGCCATAATCATCACCTCACCGCAATCTACGTTCCTCAGAGCTAGTCTATTCATCTTTCGTTGCAATTCGGACCTCCGTGCAGGCGCGGACGATCTCCGTGATATCCGCCATGATTTCATTCATCAGCGGGCGCTCGTCGCCTGAGATCACACCGTCCTCAATAATCTGCATCAGTTGCCGGTCCCGGTGGTCCTCGGCAAAGCGCAGCACGCGGTTAACCAGCCGGATTGCCGCCGTCTGGAGCGTGCAGTCGTCCACGGCCGGAATGATAGATGCCGCCAGTTGGGACTCGTTTCGCAGGTGCTCCACGGCCAGAAACTGACTGTTGTACAGCCGGACCATACGATATGCGATATCACCCGGCACGCCGCACTCGCCGCTTTCATACCGGGCCAGCGCCCGGACGGAGCATGGCAGCAATTCGGCGGCACGTTCCTGCGTGTAACCTGCCTGCTCCCGGCAGATTTTGTAAATATTCCGGACAGGTTCTGTCATGGTGCGTTTCCTTTCTTTGGGATATGATGGAGATGTGGGGCGCAGG